CAGTGGCACGGTGCCTTCAGACAGTCTGAAGATATTATTCAAATTTCTAAGAATATCTTTGATTTCAGATTTGTCTACCTCATCCAAAAATTCGAACTGAAATTCATTCATATAATTTACCTACCTGTATTCCGTCATTGTAATATCAAATTGAGCACTTAGTAGTTCTCCTTTTTTCAACACAACTCCAAAGCTCTCCGACACCGCTGTAATCATTGCCTTAGAACATATGTTTCGCCTTCCAATAACAAGTGGAGCTATTACTCCCGCTGCCATATAGTTTATAAGCTTTCTTTCGAGCTTCTTAGGTGACATTCCTCTTGTAGCAATAACTTTTATCGTAAATGTTATTGCTTGAAGATTACTCCCCAGTAGCTCCACCAAAGGCTTGCCACCAATTATCTGATGTAGTGTAGTTCTGACTCCGAAATCTCTTTTAAAACCATTAAATGTGAGAATTCTTTTATCACTGGTTTCAAATTTAAGATAAGGTCCCCAGTTTCCAATCTTTGCCATTTGTCCTCCTACTTAGCAATGATTTCTGCTAAAGTTATGCTTCCTGTTGAGTCGGTAAAACTCATAGCACCATCGCTCACATTGATTGTCGCATTTGGATCATCACCTGCATAGAATTTTCCAAGAACTACTGCCATGGAATTGTCATTGCTCATGTGGACAACCACTACAGCATCATCCTTTTCGAATGTCTGTTTTATCCCTGCAAAAGCCAGTACCGGAAGCTCTGTGGTTGTTTTTCCTGTGTCAGGATAGGTTACAGATACTCCACCGGTTCCAATACTGCTTACAAATCCTATTCTTATCATAGATCCTCCTATAACCTTGTAAATATTCTGTAGGCACTGACTTTCATTTTATGCCCGGAGCCTCCTGAAAGGTCATGACTTACTTTTGTAACATAGTATTTCCCATCAATACGTCCCATTCCTTTAATCTCTATATTGCATGAAGCAACTATGTTTGCATTGCCCAAGGCCGTGAACTCCAATGTCACTGCCTTTTCGTTTTCAGCATTTACTTTTGCCTTTGCAGTTCTCTCAGCTTCTTCCTTGCTATCTGCTTTTTCATTCAGAACAAGGATTCTTGGTTCTTCGCCCACAGTAACAGATATTATCTTTGTTTTTTCTTTTTTGTTCTTAGCCTTTTTATCGACCTGAGTGTATGATATTTTTGCACCGGTATATGTTCCGATTAATGTCGAATTCCAGCTCCAATCCTCAAAGTCTGTCTCTGAAAATGTAGCCGTTATCCCTCTTGCCTCATACATACTCTTATCAAATATGACTAACCCCTTTTTATATATCTTTATAAGTAGACCTTGATCACTACATAGCTTTGCTATAAATTCGCTATCAGATTGTTCTTCCTGATCCACTTTCTCAATTATCGGTTCACCTGCCCAGAAGTAAAGGTTCTCCATTCCATACTTGCTTTTTATCTCTTCAGCGATCTGTTTAACAGTTACCTTTTCCCATGTCTTGCTAACCTTCCCTGTTTGGAATCCCAGTCCTGCAGGTAGTGACACTCCTTTTATGCTGCATTTGTGTCCACTACTTCCACCTGAATATGTGATATCATCTATTGTAAAGTTTCCGCAATGATACAATTGATAGATGCTGTTATTTGTCATGTTATGGAAGAATATTGTCACATCTAAATCATGTTCTTTTTCCGGGACAAAGCCTTTTCCCAATGCCCACTCCATATTTCTATCACTAAGATTTATAGTTATTTCATCAGCATTGCCGGAGTCATTATCTGTATAAGATAATGACTCACAACGACTTGAAAGACCAACTTCAACTCCATCATATAATATCTGATATGTTACCCTCCTAGCCTTTTGCATTTAGTATTGCCCTCCATGCAGGATAATCACTGGGAACAGTTTCACTTATTGCAAACTCTTTGTCGGGGACAATGAGCTCCACTCCTGCAGGAAATACGAAGTAATCAAGTTTATCTCTATTTAAATCCATAATCTTATCACACATATATTCATTCCCATACAGCTCGTAGGCGATCTGATCCCAAGTCTGACCTTGAACTGTGATGTATCTCTTCATCTCATCCTCCTAGAAACTTGTCCTTCCTTTATCTTTCATCCATTGTCTCATGAGCTTGTCGAACTTATCTTGTGATATCTCATTGGCTTGAATAATATCATCTTTCGATACCGAACCCTCGAATTTGTACACCGGTGCGTAATTTATTGATACCGCTCCACCATCTCCACTCGCTCCTGCTACTGTATATCCGGAAGATGCTATTCTGTCGCTAAGAGTTGATAAAGGCACTCTATTTGTCCCTGTCTGGAAATCTTCAATACGCTCTGCAAGTATTTTTACAGATTCACCTATTGCACTATCAATAAATCCACCCATTTTGTTCCACAGGTCTGATAATGGAAGAATTGCTTCGGCCCCCGCTTCACCGCCAACCATAGCATTATTCCCATTTATTCCAAACATTGTAGGACTGGTCATTATTCCACCATCTTTATACCATTCAACTCCGAGAGTAGGAACCTTTGGCGGTGCAAGGCTAAAGTCTCCTTTTATAGAGAAGTGTGGCATCTTAAGTTTGGGAAGCTCCCATTTAAAGTTGAAGAATCCCTTTATTGCATTTACAGCACCTGATACAATACTTTTTGCCGCCTCTAACTTTTCATTAAATGCATTTTTTATTCCATCAAGGATTCCAACTACTGTGTTCTTAGCTCCTTCCAAGTGTGTAGTGAAGAATGATTTTATTTCTGACAGCTTACCGTCAGTGGCCACATTTATAGCACTAAGAGCACCTGTGACAACACCTTTCATTGCATTAAGTGGGGCAAGAGCAAGAGAACTCAAGACTCCAAATGCACCTGAGAATATGCTCTTTAATCCTTCAAGAGCCTGTGACCAGTTCCCGGTAAATACTCCTTGTACGAAATCTATAACACCCTGAAAGACCTGTTTAACTCCACCGATAACTCCATCTATTGTTGCCTTCCATCCATTAAAGACTCCTTCAATAAATGCAAAAGCAACAGGGAATCTATTCTTAAAACCTTCTATAGCATTCCCAACAGATTCTTTAATGGCATTAAACTTCTCACCAAGCCATGATCCAAGCTGTCCTGCCTTTTCCTTTACCGTATCCCAGTTCTTCCAAAGTAAAACTCCGATAGCAATAATCGCACCTATTGCCAAAATCACCAAGCCTATAGGACTAGTTAAAAAAGCAAATGCCACACCAAGTGCACTTGTCACTGTCGCACCAATGCCTGCCACAGTATTCCAAGCTGCTGTTGCAGTTATACTTGCCCACTGTGCAACAGTGTGTGCTTTTTCTGAAACAATGAGGGCATATTTCTTAGCAATTGATATTCCTGTCAGAATATGATCTTGAGCATATAATCCATTGATATATATTGTTGCTGCAATGTCTTTTGCTTTTGCAATATTTAATATCGTAAGAGCCTTTACAGCAGAATAAATACCTGTTACAAGCTGATAAAATTTAACAGCTCCGACTGCTACACCTATTGCAGTGATTGTAGGAAGGAATCCGTCCCATTGCACGAATGCGTCAGCTACATCTGTCACACCCCCGACTACTTTAAGAAGTGCGTCAGTAATATTAGGAATAGCCGTTTCTGCTATATATGTTATTGTAGGCTTTGCATTATCAAAAGCTTCAAGAAATTTCCATTTTAAATCGCTCAAAAGATCCAGAATAACATCAAATGTATGTTCATTTTCTGCTATTTTCTCCATCACATTACCAATCGCATTTTTCAAAGTTCCTATGAGAAAACCCGCAACTTCTTGACCTCTTTTTATAAAATCCTGTGCAACCTCTATAGCACTTCTTATTGACTCAGGCAGTTCAATTCCGAAAGTATCGCTCATCATATTACTAAATGCATCTATACTTCCCTCTCCACCGGTGAGTGTAACCAAGAAATCCATAACACCTGCGGACATATTTCCAACCCCGTTCATAAAATCATCTATTGGAAGTTTGTTTATCATTCCGACAAAGTTTTCTGTGATTTTAGGAATAGTATTGGATAGTCCATCCATTATTTTAATAGCATGTGGTCCAAAAGCCTCGACCATAGAAATTTTAAGATCACTTATTGCACTTCCGAATCTTGCAACGGCACCTTTTAATGTGTTAGTAACTCTAGCATCCATCGTATCAAGTGCACCCGAAGAATTATTAAGATTATCTGCCAATGCATCCCATGCCGAAGCCGCACCATCAGCTCCTTCTTTTACACCATCCAGTAGATATCCGAACTTCGAGTAATAATTTGTTCCTGCAATTGCGGCCATGTAGTTATTTTTCTCTTCTTCTGTCAAGCCTGACATTGCACCATTTAAGTCTATGAGAATTTGACGCATATCTCTCATTTTGCCTGCATTATCATAGACTGCAACACCAAGGTCTTCAAATGCCGCTTTTGCTGCATCTTTAGTTGAAATACGAACCAACATAGAATTCAAGGCAGTACCAGCCTCTGCACCTTTTACACCGTTGTTCGCCAATATACCAAGTGCGGTTGCCGTCTCCTTGAAATCCATACCTGATGCCCTTGCAGCTCCACCACATCCAATCATCGCATCCATCAAGTCTGCAGATGTAGTATTTGCTTTATTATTTGTCATGACTACTACATCAAGGTATTCCTGCAGTTCATCTATACCGACTCCCATTGCACTCATTGAGTCTGTGACCTGATCACTTGTAGTCGCTAAGTCTGCCTGCGTAGCTTCTGCCAGTTTTAGAACAGGTGTGAGTGCTTTCGTACTGGTCTCAACATCCCAGCCTGCAAGAGCCATATAACCAAGGGCATCTGCTGCTTCTGAGGCGGTGAAGGTTGTAGCTTTTCCTGCATCTCTTGCGGCTTTTGACAGCTTTTCATATTCACTTGCAGTAGCACCGGCAATACCCGAAGTATTGGCCATAGATTGTTCAAACTCTGAATATTCGCTAACTGCATCTCCAATAAATTGTCCAACCTTTATCGCAGCAAAAGCTCCTGTAATCATAACAGCCGCTTTTTTTGCCATTCCTGCAAGGTGACTAATCCCATCTTCAGTCATGCCAAGGCTCTGCTTCAAAGAGTTCTCTACTTTACCTGCGATTCGAATTGCCAGCTCTTGCTCGCTGCTTCCTGCCAATCTCTTCCACCTCCTCTGCTATTTCTATCAATTCAAAAACAGACAGGGATAGAAAATAATCAATCCCTGTCTGTAATGACATAGCAAGCTGTATTGCAATTTTTCTTAAATTTTTACCATCTTCAGGTCTTATCCCTCTCCGTAAAAAAAAGATGTTACCTTATTTTTTACTTTGATAGCATCTCGTGGGTGTAATCTCTGGAAAAATTCTAAAGGCATCTTTGTTGCTCTTGCTGATATGATACAAGCATATTCAAGTGACATCTCAGGTAAGAATGAGAAGCTTCCACTTTTTTCCAGTATTTTATTTGCTGCAATCATATCGGTTGCAGTCATATCCTCTAATCCACTTAAATCTACCTGTCCATATTCCTTGCCCTCATAGTTGTACTTTCTTGAAAAAGTAATCACCATAGAATTTTCAGAGTCAGAACCCTCTACAATAATATCCTGAGCAACTGATACATCAACTACTTTATCTTTATCTACCATATCCATCTCCTTTAACACTGACTTCTAATCTTTGCCAACAAATCTCTATCATTGACTTTGTAAACATTATTAAGCTTATCAAGTTCAACTCTCTTTTTACCATCAAGCTCTATCATGATATATGCCACCTCAACAGTAACGGATGCATCCATTGCTCCGCCCTGCTTAATGGTTCCACCTGTAAGTTTCTTTTGCCTTCCTCTGACTACAACTCTCATTCCCTTAGTATCTATTCCACCAGTACTCTTTACCGTATATTGTTCACTTGCTCTAAGAGTTAAGTCAAGAGTTTCTGTTGGAGACATAAGGCTAAAAGCATCCTCATCAAGTATACGGAAAGGGATTTCAAGCTCCATACTTCCGAAAGCTCCGATTACAACCTCTTCTATTTCTCCAAGTATACCCGGTCCGCTAAGTGTCTCCGTTGTTCCTTCAAAGTCAGGGAGAGTTATCTCTCCTGTCA